GGCAGCTTTCTGGCGGTTGACGGTCATCTGCAGGCGGTCCTGCAGGGCCATGAGGGCGGCAATCGGCTCCTTCTTCAGACTCCGTGTGCCGATGCTGTACTCCAGCGTTGCGCCACCGTTTATGCGGCTGCTGATCTCGGCCTTGACGGCATCGAGATCGCGCTCGGCTGGCGTACGGCCGTCGAACGTGCCGGTCAGATCCGCGAAGTTTGGCTTGATGGTCAGCGCGCCCTCGCCGGCCAGCACGCGCTCGCCGGGCTTGCTAGCGTATGCCTGCCAGTACCAGATCGCGTTGCTGGCCGACGTGTTCAGCGCCGCGCTCTGCTCCGTGCTGATCGAGGTCGACCAGCCGGCACCGCTGGCTGTCGCTGCCAGGTCGACGCCGGCACCGCTGCCGCGCAGTGAATAGGAAAGGCTGTACCCTCCGGAGCTCACCGCCGTGCCATCGATGGTGCGAAAGCTCGTGTCGGTCCAGCTGGCGGAATCGCCTGCTGCTAGGATTTGTGGAATATTCATTTACCAGCTCGTCGCGGAATAACCTGCCCGGCGAGGGGCGGGCTTGTTTTGTTTCTTGGCCGCCGGCGGTGGAGCTGGCGGGGCTTTGGGTTCTGGCTCCGGTTCTGCTTGAACCGCGGGCTCTGCGCCAGGGGCTTCAGTAGCAGCCACCGACGCCGGTTCTGGCGTGTCGTCCTCGTCCTCAAAGAACTGCTTTTGACGCACGCGATTTTCCAGCTCGGCCCAGTGGTGCTCCTTGAACAGATTGAGCTTGAGCGAACGGGCCGCGTGCAAGGCATAAATCTCGCAGTCGGTGCCCTCATTGCGCACGCCGGATTTTTTCTGCCACACCTTGCGGTGCCGCGCGGTCCTGTGCGGCGCCTTGATCTCGGCAGTGATCTGCTCCCAGTAGTCGGGCCGAACGGTTTTGTACCAGTGCATCCGGCCGGGGCCGCTGCCGGTCAGCGGCATGCGGCCCTCAATCATCAGGTCCTTGGCCCGCGTGGTGCCGACGATGTAGGGCTTCAGGCCGTACTTCCACGCCTTGCTTTTCTTGTCGACGTCGACCGACTGGCCGGGCTTCGCGAAAATTTCCCGCTTGTCCTCGCCAGTTTCCGACGCGCCCTTGATCGCCATATAGCCGCGCGCTTGACGCGCACGCACATAGGCGTAGACAGCGTCCGAGGTGGTGCCGTCTGATGAGTCGATGGATACCGCGCGGATGCCCAGCTTGGCGCCGCTGGCGTGCCGGAACTCCTGCGTCAGCAGCGCATCCAGATCGACCCACGCGCCCTGCTCGGCGACGACGGTCAGCCCGTGAATCTCGCCCCAGTACACCAGCCAGGATTCCTCGCCCCGCCCCCAGGCACGGATCACCACCGCCAAGCGGCCGTGCTGCACGTCGACGCCGGCGGTCAGCACCAAGCCGCCCCACGGCACGGACATTTCCGGGTAGTCCTCGGCGCGTGCCTTGAGCGTTTCCTCGTCCGGAGTATCGGACTTGTACTCGTACGGCAGTCCCAGCGAGGAATTCCAGAATGCGATCATGGCGCCCGGTTCACCCAGGTTCAGCTCATGCTGTGCGCTGAGGAATTTCTCGATCAGGCGGGTCAGCGTCGACTCCGGAAACGAGCTATACAGCTCGTTCAGGTAGAAGCCGGCCACGCCCCGGAACTCGGCGGTCGCGCGCCACTCGCCCTTGCGCACGTTGCGGTTCTTGTTCGCGTCGTTCCACGCTGAACCGCAATGCGGGCAGACATAGGCGGCAGTGTCGGGCAAGGCCGTGCCGTAAATCATGTGCGTGCGCGACTCGTCGTGCTGGATGCGGACGTTGGCCCACTCCAGCACATGCGACTCGCCGCAGTCGTGGCACGGCACATAGAAGTACCGCATGTCCGACAGCTCCATCTCGGCCGCGATGCTCGACACGCCCAGGATCGACGGCGTGCCGCCCACCAGCAGCTTGTGGTCGCGGAATGTCTTGACGCGCTCCTCGGCCAGCTTGATCGAGTCCCCCTGTCCCTTGATGTTCAAGTTGCAGTCGTCCGGCTCCTCGACCACAACATTTTTCAGCGGCGTGGATTTCACGCCGCCGGTGGAGTTCGAGCCGAACATTTTCAGGAAGCCGCCGGCAAACTTCTTGCGGTTCTGCGTGTTCTCGTTCGAGCGCGTCTTGACGTTTACCACCTCGGCCAGCACCGGCGTGGCCTCAACCATCGGGATGAACTTCTCGACGTTGTAGTCCTTCGCGCTCTGGTCCTTCGGGAACATGATCCCGGTCGGGCCGGGGTTGACGTGCATGGTGTAGCCGACGAAGTTGTTGATGACGCCGTCCGTCCATCCGACCTGCGCGGACTTTTGGCAGACCACCTTGCGCACCGACCTGTCCGTGATGCACTCCAGGATGCCGCGCAGGTACGGCGTGATGGTGAGGCTGTATTTCCCTGGCAGCGCGGATGTGTCGGACGACAGCACCCTGTACTTCTCGGCCCACTGGGCCACGGTGATCCTCGGCGGCGGCGCGAATTTCTTCACCGCCTTGCGCAGCACAGCGCGCAGTGGGTTAGTCGTCCTCCTCGTCGCCAGGGTCGTAGCTTGAGAGCTTGTGTAAAAATTCATCGAAGGCCTCCTGCAGTAGATCGCGCTTCCCTTCCGTGCCCTCGGTCACCTCCAGCAGCTGGGCCAGGCGGTCGGGTTCAGAGCGGATGTACGAGCGCGCGGCAGCGACCATGCCCAACCAGGTGGGCTCGATCTGGTCGACGGCGATCAGTGTTCCGCGCTTGGTGGCAAGCGTCAGCTCCATGTCGTCGGCCTGCAGGCGCGTCAGCCGGTCGCGCTGCGACTCGGCCTGCACCTTGGACAGCTCGCGCTGCACCATCCAGCGGATGACGTGCACGGTGTCGTATTCGTTTGCCATGCCGTTCTGTTCGCGCTCGACCATCGGCATGCCTGCTTTCTGCCATTCCGTCAGCGTGACGGTCGATACGCCGGTAACTTCAGAGAGTTGTCGTTGGTTGACTATCATTTGGACCCCACCAATTAACCCGGTCAGCTCCGGACATCTGGAGGATTTCCGGGGTCTTCGGCCCCGCGTGGACCCGAGCCGAACAAGGACCCGCCGAATTTTTTGGGACGGGATTGCAGCAGACCCGCAGGCGGCGCGTGGGAGCCAGCACCATGCACCATGCGGTGATCGAGTTCGTTGATGAACTTAAGCCGCGCGGCTACTGCGATGTCTTCAATCTGTGCAGACGTCTGCACGCTGGCGCCACCGAGACGGGCCAGCTCTTGTTCGAGGCGGTGCATCAGTACGATGCAGGCTGTGCCACGGCACGCACCGCGTACATGATTCCGGTACGGAAGCTGCCCTCGGCATACCGCAGCCAGTAGGTAGGATGATCGGCTTCATGCTCGATGCCTGCCTGTCCAGGTGGAACGTCCTTGATGACGCGGGCCACTTTAGCTACCAGCTCGCGCAGTTCCTCTCCTTTGGCCTTGATCTCGTTCATGAGCGCAATCTCCTCGGCGCTCAGTTCACGATAGCCCTTGATGGCGCGGTGTTGATTTTCCATACGGTTCTCTCCAGTGGTGGTTACTTCGATAGGTACTTGATCTGCTGCTGCAGAATGGCGGGGAACTTCTCCTCTACCAACCGCTGCAGTGCTTCCTGTACTGCCTTGTTGGCCAGGCCATCGGGGACGCTTGGCCCGTACAACTCCTTGAGGGGCAGACCGCTCCAGATGGCACGGCCGTTCTTCTGCACCTTCTTGTGCGTCTTGCCGGTGCGCACATAGACAGCCTTCTGCCCATTTGACTTGACGGCGATGAAGGCGCCGGTGATGACCTTGCGCCCATTCAGCACATCGACCGAAACACCCTTCGCCGTGGCGCGCGCGCCATAGTTGATGAGCGGGATGGGCCGGCCGGACGCACGCAGCTTCGCAACGAGCACGCCGGGGCTTGCGCGCGTCTTGGTCAGATTCTTCTTGATGATCCCGACCTTGAGCTTGTAGCCCGCGTCGCGGATCTCGCGAGCGGCGGCAGTGTTGACCTGGTCGATGACTTTATTCAACGCGCGCGGCGCAGCCTTCTCCACGACTTCCCGCTGCACGCGGCCCAGGTCAGCGATGATTCTGTCCATGCTGCCGCGCACGTCTACCTTGATAGCCATGGCGCGCCTTGCGATTCGATGTGGGAATAAAAAAAGCCCACCGAGTGGTGGGCTTGCTTTTGTCTGCTACTGGCGAGCCGACGCCTCCATCAAGGAAGCGTCAATTCGACAGTAGGCACGGGACACCCCGGCAGACAAGTTGTAGAACGGATGTTATCTGCGTCCTCAAGTCTTTTCAAGATGGTCCGCAGATTTTTTTCCGCGCGCGCGATCACCAGCGACACGTGAGGGCCGCGCACGCCCTTCAAGTGGCGGCGGATTTGATCGGCCGGCCACTGGTGGACGTGGACGAACTTGAGAGCCTGACGATCATTGAAGTCGCCCAGGTGGCGCCACGCCGCCTCGATGATCCATCCGTCCAGATGATCGGCCGCCACCAGGGGGCGCACAGGCTTAGTCCGCTCCTCCAGCTGCTCCTTCGCCGGCGCTGGCTCGGACAGGCGCAGGGCCACGTACCAACGCGCCCAGGTAGCGCAGCAGCCCGCCGTTGCGCTCTCGCCGCGTCCACCCCGCACCACGCGCCGCCAGTTGTCCATCCGTGCTTCAAACTCTTTCATCGCTATCCCATTCTGTTGTGTCACCACCGCCGCCACCCGGCCAGCGCGTGTTGTTGCCTGTTTTTCGAACCCTCAACAC